TATCCGCGCCATGCGCGATATCGCTCCTGACCTGAAGGATCGCCTCATTGAGAATCCGTCCTGGGCAAAGGTGCGCGAGAACCTAGAGGCAGGCGGTGGTGTCGGACTCGCCTACTACTACGCCGCTGCTCCTAAGGCGATCTGGTCACCGCTCGTCAGTAAGGGTACATTCCAGCACTTTGTTTACGTTGAGGCAGGCGACGCTGAGGCGCTCTGGTACGACCCAATGTATAAGGTTGGAGCCAAACCAAAACTAATCTCGTGGTCAGAACTAGAGCGTATTGCCTGTTGGGGACTCAACGAGAAGGCTGCTAATAACAAGAAGATCATTGGTTTCATGGTGCTCCCGCCAGTGGCTCCTACAATCGCCGTAGAGGCACCTAGGAAGCCCGTAGAGGAGAGTAAAGTGAAATCTGGTACTAAGACACCATCTCAGTTGGATACGGCTGTAGCAGCCTTAAAAGGGGTCGATTGGAACAAGGTTGGCGCAGATGGTATTGCGCTGGCTAAGGATGCGGCTGTAGCCGCAGGCAAGGAGAAGACCCTCATGGGCAAGATCGGCGCATGGCTTAAGTATATCGCAGACAACAGCAAGATTGATGAAATGTTGCTTGATGCAGCGCGAACATTCCTTACGGTAAGCATTTCGGTTGCCCTAGGATTGGGCATCCCATTGCTTGACATTAGCGGTGGTGACTTTCGTGTCATCCTCTCCGCTGGTATGGCATCGGCGTTACAAGTTGTCGTGAAGGCACTTGATCCAAACCAGAGCGAATACGGAATCAGCAAGGTAAAGTAATGACGACACCAGCGTGGCAGCGTAAAGAGGGCAAGAACCCAAAGGGCGGTTTAAACGCCAAGGGTCGCGCCTCTTACAAAGCACAAACTGGCGGAACTCTCAAGGCGCCAGTTAAGAAAGGTGCCAATCCACGAAGGGCTTCGTTCCTTGCGCGGATGAGTGGTATGCCTGGTCCAGAGCGCGACGAGAAAGGTCGACCGACGCGCTTACTCCTGAGCCTTCAGGCTTGGGGTGCCAGCAGCAAGGCGGATGCCCGTGCAAAGGCAGCCGCGATCAGCAAACGCAATAAGGCTTGATTCAAACAAATGCCCTTGCTGTAGACCTGGGTCGAGGTCGGACAGACATTGAGTTCTTCGCCGAACGATGGCTAGGAATCAAGGGAAACCCTGGACAGGTAGCATGGTGGAAAGCCTGCGCAGAGCGCGAAGACAATGGGTACAGACCTAAATATATTACCACGGTAGTTTCCGCTGGTAACCGCGCTGGTAAGACGCTTGCAATGGCAGTAGTCTGCCTCCACCACGCCCTGTACAAGATGGGCGTCAAGAATCCAGTACCTGGAGATCCGAAGTCCGCTAAGGAATGGTCGGATACTCCGTACGAGTGGTACCATATTGGAATCCAGCAGGAAACTGCTGACCTGGTCCACAGGGAAATAGAATCGATCCTTTCTGGTCATCACCCCGCACAGAAGGGTCGCGGATGCCCGCTATCCAAAGAGTTGGGTAAGGTCATTGATACGGCAAAGAAGTATCGTGGCGAATACGCTTGGGTCAAGTTTAGCCCAGTGGTTGGCGGTGCAAGCATCCACTTCCGAACAACCCAGGACAAGGCTAAGGCGCTCCTGGGCAAGGACATGAACGGGGTTTCGTTCGACGAGGCAGCATTCGAGCCGCACTTGCTCATGATCTACCAAGAAGTGCTAAACTTACGAAGACTCTCAACTGGTGGTCCGCTTCACTTCATCGGGACTCCTACTGAGGGAATAAACGACTACGCTGAACTGTGGTATCGTGGAGATACAACAAGTCCGACCAGAGACCCAAAGTTCATTTCCTTCCGACTATCTACTAGGGACAACGTTGGGTACGGACTGACACAGGACAACTTTGACGACGTGGTTCGCCAGCAGGCTGAGTACCTCATCCCTCAGAACATCGATGGGTACTTCATTGAGGCGAGAAACGCATTCTTCTGGTCTCAGTCAGTCCTTGAGTCATTCAAGGATATTGAAGAAGAGTTTGCACCACTCAAGAACCATAGGTATGTGCAGGGCGTAGATCCTGGGATCTCACATGACGCAACCTGGGTCATCACCATTGATATCACCAACAGAAATAAACTGCGTGGCGTTAGGGTGCGAAAGCGCGGCGGCAAGCAGAGCATCTCTTCTGTTGTGAACATGGTCCGAGAAGGGCATCTGCTTTACCAGCAGGATGGAGCCTACTGTATGACCATCGTTGATTCTACTGGTCTTGGCGGACGATTGTTCCAACAGGAATTTAATATAATTAAGCCGCTTCGTGGATTTGACTTTGGTGGAACCAAGGCGAAGAAGGTAGAACTTCTTAACGATCTTAAGGCGGTTATTGATAAGGGTCAGATTGAACTTCCTTCGGGAAGAATCTGGGACGAACTCCGCAGACAACTTCTGACCTATAAACTTGAAGATAAAAAGTTAGAACAAGATGCCGTAATGGCACTAGCAATTGCAGTGCGACAAGCCCTGCGAAACCCAGAACGTGCGGTAGAAAACCCCGTGTTCACCTATTTTGGAGTGAGTGACTGATGGCTGACAAGGTCCGAAAGATTCCAGCGGCGTTCGAGGGAACGCGAGCAATTCCAGGGCAGTATACGACTGACCCTGATATTGCGACGCCAGAACAGATTGCATCAATTGGCAAGGCTACTGAGAAGGCACGCAAGATTGCGAAGGGTCAGCGCGTAATCGAGGCACAGCCACAGGGTGCTCCAATTGTTACATCACCGACTAAGATCAACATCTTCGGTGGCAACGTTCGTGGAGCCAAGGCTGGAACCAATGCACGGGTCCAGGGCGCAAACGGTATCGGCATCAACGATCCATCAATCTCTGTGCGCAACCGAACATCAGCCAGGATCAAGCCTAACTTCGAGCGCCTTGCGCTTGGCGAACAGGCTTCAATCAACCTTCTCCAGTCATCGCTTGTTGGTCAGGATATTAATCCAGCCGAGAACGAAGAACTTCTCCTTCTTCAGGAGATCATGGCTCGCAAGCAATTGGTTGAGCCAGAGCAGAATCGCCTCCGTGCGATGTTCCGTCGTATGGACAACCTCTTCCACCCAGAGACGATTACTCTTGGTGGCGCAGACCATTGGGCTGAAGATCCAAGCGCACGACTTTCTGGTCGCGCACACGTTTCGGTCAACGTCCATCACTCCTACGTCCAGATCCCAGCGACGATTCAGGCTGTCAAGCCAGTCGTCAACTACGTTCCAACTGGATCAACTCCAGAGGATCGTGCTGCCGCTCAGATTCGTGAGCAACTCTACTTCCGTTGGTGGGATGCCAACGAGATGGACTTGCTCCACGAGAATGCAGCCTTGGTCAAAGAACTCTACGGTCATACCGCTGCAAAAGTCTACTGGGATCCAGTTGATCGACTACCTAAGGTTTCGGTCATCGAGCGACCAGAGAACCTCTACCTCGGATTCGGTAGTTCAGACTATAACCGACTTGACTGGGCGCTCTATTGCTACGGCATGTCACCACAGGCTGTCCAAGAGGACTACGGCGTCGATGTCGTTCCAGTAAAGCAGGGCGAGAAGTGGTTCCCGTACACGACACGCGGAACGCATGCCGACCCAATTGGCAGCATCTGGAATAACTCATTCGAGCGCAACCCGCTTCGACGTGAGACTGCCTATGAGCAGATGCAGGTCGAGGTCTATGACTACTGGTACAAGGTTCCGCAGGGTCCTGGCAATCCAGCCCTTGTTTATAACGCAATCTACGTTGGCAACACGCTTGTCAAGAATGACGCACATCCTGAGTATCGTGGTCAGATCCCGTACGTCCATCTTCCAAACGGCAAGATCCCTGGAAGCCCATACGGCAAGCCAGCACTCTACGATGCCGAGCAACTCCTTCGAGAGAAGGACGAGCGCGTGACCGCAATGGCGCAGATGATTCAGTCTGTCGTCGGTGGTCAGATGTGGCAGTTGGTTGGTCCAGAGGCT